TCCTTTTTCAATTCAATTAGCTTCTTGTTAAATCATTTAAAAGTCCAGTTAGACCAGCGTTAATAATATTTGTTCGTAATGAGTTTTCATAACTACCAGTCCACAGTTTATACATGAATTGAACTGCTAATTTATGGTGACCATCCGATGTCCAATCTAAATCCAGTTGATTAATTTGCATTGGAAATGCTTCTATTAGTGTTGCTGTGTATGTTGGTTTATTTGTTACATCATATTGGTTGATGGACATATCTACTGAATAATTTGTTTTGTATTGAAAGTTATAATCGGTTGTTGGATTGATTAGGTCCATCCACGAATCAAAGAATATCTTCTCTTTCATATCATCAGACACAATAAAATCCAAAGTCATTTCATTATATGTTGTTTGATATGGAAACTTCTCTACGGGAGCCGATCCAATTTTTTTCTCAGCTGTCAAGAAAGTTCTACCTGGCATTTCAGCCTTTTCACACCTAAATGTTAGTTGCCTAGAATCAATTGTAGTCCGTAAGGCCAAAGGAACAGGAATAGTAACATCAAACCTCGATACTTTGGCCACATCGGTATTAAAACTTGCACGAAATTCGCTGATTGAACCTGCCATTTAACTTCCCCTAATTTCTTCTACTGATTCTGTCCACACCTTGTTTGCTGTGGCACCTTTAAACATTTGTAAAGGTAATAAAGTGGCAGTTTCCCACTCATTTGGTTGGATGGCAAGTAACCTAGACCTCATATGATTAAATAAGTAACGCTTGAGACATGGCTTGAACTCTTTAAACCGTCTGGATGCATTTAAAATATCGTAGGTGACTCTTAACCTTACAACATCATCTTCTCTGTCGGTGACTGCGTATTTGACTAATTTGTTTAAAAATACCACCCTATACTTATATGGCAAATAATGTAAGTTTAACCCAAGAAACCCATCTGGATAACTTTCTAACACTATTACCATTGGAAATCTATCATAATATGGCAAATCATCCTTGGTCTTTGGATCGTAAGCAAAACAATATAATCTACCTAACTTTAACTGACTGGTTCTTCTAGATTTTTCTTGTGTTATATCACGAACTATGGCCGCAGGCCTTTTAATTTCTGCTATTTTTTCTTTAAACCAAGCAATAGAATTTTTTGATAACCTCGGAAACTCAGTTGCCTTGCGTTCTAGAGCTAATTCTGTAAGTTTTGATGTAGACATGAGGTTATTTAGTTACAAACCTAGGTGATCCTCAGTTATCAATTTGAATTCCCAACCACGATCCATGCAGTATTCACTAGCAACTTTCCATTTGGCTTGGTTTTTACCCCATTCCATTACGTCTTGAATGTACTTTTTGGTTACTCTACTTGGTTTCTTAGGTTGCTGAGTTTGATACTTTGGTTTAACCTCAAGTATCATTATTTTGTGCTTATCGTCTTTATCTTTAAATTTAACAATAAAGTCTGGATAGTATCGATGAGACCTTCCGTCGGCAGGAGATATATAAGGTATACTAAGTTCTTCTGAACCCCAAGACAAAATATCATCATTTTTGTCGAGCCAATCCATCACCCTACACTCCCATGATGAGCGATATATGATATTACTTGAGTCACCCGCATATTTTTGTGGGTTTTTAGGTTTAAATCGTCCTGAATATGCCATAAATATATGTATAATAATTTAAAGAGAACAACATGGCCTTTTCGATATTTTCAAATAACTTAGGTGGTGTAAATACTTTTCTAGGTTCTGTAAAGGGACCTTTAAGTAGTCTTACAAACAATAGCACACCAGAAAATCTGGTATATCCTTCAGATTTATCTTCAAATCCAGCAATGTGTCACGCTGTACAATTCTCAATATATGACTACACTAGTGGTTTTCAAGATATACAAAAGAAAGCCATTGCATCTGTAGCTGAAGGTCTAACAAATTTATCAGGTAAATCTCTTTCTGATATAACAAGTGCTTTTTCAAGACCAGAAATAACGGAAACTGAAATAAATGACCTCACCGGCGAATCGATAACTTTTAATCGACCGGCCACCAATGGTGAAATTGGAGGTATAGCAACTGCAAAAACTGAAAACCAATTTAATAAAGCTGCAAAATTTGGTAAAGAAGTGCTTTTGCCAAATGCAGTTGCTCTCGGTTCAGCACCAACATATAGACCAAAAAGAAAATCATCACCTTTGGCCAATATCTCATTATATATGCCCGATACATTATCAATAAGCCATGATGCTGAATATGGTCAAATTAGTATGACTGAAGTGTTTGGTCCTTTAGGTACTGTGGCTCAAGGTTTCACAGATGTAACAGGAAGGCCTGCTACCGAATATAGAAATACTTTAACCGATAATCCTTTTGCCAAAGCCGCTACCGCAAACCTTTTTGGATTTGCTGCAGGAAAAATACCTGGAGTAAATGGTAGTGCTTTAGCTGAAGCTGCAAAAGGTGCTTTAGGTATAGCGACAAACCCACAAATTCAATTATTATATCGTGGCATAGATTTAAGGAGTTTTAGTTTGAGTTTTGTATTTACTCCAAAATCATCACAAGAAGCTCAGACAGCCAAAGATATCATTGATACATTTACATATTATTCGGTACCTGGTTTAGCATCGGCCGCAATCGATAATAATCCAGGTCAATATTTAACTCCTCCACAGTTGTTTACTGTTAAATTTGTATTTTTAGGTAATAGTGGTATTGCAGGCTCGATTGGAAATATTTTTAGTTCAGCACTCAATAACTTAGGCCTTAGTTCCTTAACTTCAAACCCAACTTCAACTATTACAAGTGGTAGAGAAGCAAAAATAATGAACATACAAGAATGTGTGTTGACCGGTGTTACTGTTGATTATGCACCTAATGGTTGGGCAGCATATAATGATGGTTATCCGGTGCAAACAACATTACAATTAAATTTTAAAGAAACACAAATCCTCACAAAAGACAGATTACCAAATAGAAAAATTGCAGAAAATTATGAAACACAGACCAACAGAGAAATTAACAGAGATTTTATAAAAAATGGTAGTGGTGTATCTGATGCTGTTGCGTTAGCAGGCCTCGATGAATCGGCCGCATTTGGTAATCAATCAATGTCAATTTCTGCTGGTGATAGAGAAGATGCAGAATTAGGTGCAGCATTAACAGCACTATCAGCTGAACAACAAGCCGATTTTGTACAAGAGTATGGAGACCAAGTTTCCGTATTTGTTGATTCAGAGACCGGCGAAATAACACCTTTGCCACTTTAGTATAGACAGAATCTTTAAAAGAAAAACTAAATGAAATATTTCGAAACATTACCATCAATTGTTAGCACAGATTACAATAATAATCTTATTGTCCTTAAAAATCTGTTGAGTAGAGCTGTTCTTCTACCACAAACTCAATCCGATGCTTTATTATTATATAATTATTCGGTGCAAGATGGAGATACTCCAGAAACCGTAGCATACAAATATTATGGTAGTGTTGATAGATATTGGATTGTTTTACATGGTAATCAAAGCTTAGACCCACAATGGGACTGGCCGTTAACCTCACAACAATTTCAAAAATATATTGTTGGTAAATATAAACAGGATACTGCCAATTCGTTAAATATCTCAGTAAGTTCAGTTAATGAATCACAGGTACTTTCCTATACATTAGCTACTGTGAAATATCTTGAAAAGATAATAATAACCAAAGACAACACCACACAAACCAAGTCGGCCAAAACGATTAGGGTTAATTTAAATGCTTATAATGCTATAACACCTAGTGAAACCAATATTAATTTTCCTGATGGTAGTAGTGCAACTAGGTCAATAACCAAAAGAATAATTTCAATTTATAATTATGAAAACATTTTAAATGAATCCAAAAGAAACATTAGGCTTATCAATGCAAGTTATGCTGGTTCATTGGAGTTGCAATTGCAGTCCTTAATGAGTAAATAATGTCCACAAATAATTCAAGGTTTGCCACCGAGTTTCAACTAGATTCGGTAGCAATAATAACTGCTAAAGGTATTCAACCATTAAACAAATTAATGGTTGAATTAAATATATTTGAAGATATAATGGGTGATACCATATCTGGCCAGTTAATGTTAAGTGACTCTGTTGGTATTATTAACCAATATGGTTTAAATGGTACAGAGTTTATAAACATATCCTTGAGAAAAAATTCAGGTGACAAATATCCATTAACCAAAAACTTTCGTATTACGGCCATAACAAATCGTGGTGTAAACTTAAATAATAATTATGAGGTATACACGATTGATTTTGTATCGGAAGAATTTATATTTGCTGAACAATATAGAATATCTAGGGCTTATAAAAATACGGCAATCTCCGATATCGTAGAGAATATACTAATAAAATATGTTAAGATTGGTGGTAAAAATACTAAGCCAATAAACATCGAACCCACTTATGGTGTTTATGATTTTGTTTTGCCAAACAAAAAACTATTTCAAACCATTAATTGGTTGGCTACATATGCTAGGCCATTACCAACTGTTGGACCAGGTGCTGATATGTTATTC